GGATTAAAATATTCTAATTCTGGGTATATTGTTACGCCGTCTGAGCCTATAACTTTTTTACCTGTAAATCTAACCCCTTGAATTTTTCCATCGCTAGTTTGTAGATTACATTTATAACCACTTTTTCTTCTGATTACACCACTTCTTTTAACAGCATCACTATCTGCATCGGTAACTGTTGATACTAGCATTAATGACACAGGATCTACTTTAATCCCTAAGTTAGATAAATCAAAGTCTGCCCTGGTTATCCCTATTTGACACAAATCCATATTCCCCCAAAAAGGAGAAACATCTATCGTTTTATCGAAAGCAACTATTTGTGGTAACCCATCTAAATCGGTATCCGATCTGAATTTAAAAAATCTCTGAAATTTATTAGCATCTTCGCCTTGTCTTATAAAATCATAGGGTCTAAGTGAAAAACAACCCATATCTGATAAATCAACATCTATATGTAATTGTTGTTCGCCTAAAGGTACCCCCCAAATCATATAGTCGCCGGCATAATTCGTTTTCGCCGTGAACTTGTAATATTTTTCAAAAACTTCTAATTGTTCTTCTCTACTAAGAATGTCATTTTGGTCTGGGAATGTACCTGTTGGTGTATGCCCAGCATGTTGCTGTCTAGATGGTAAAAGGTTATATCTATAACCATCATCATTTTTATCACTACTAAGTTTGAATGGGTAAAGTGTGGAAATTACTGGATCTTGTTCGTCTTGATCTGATATTGGTATTAAAATAGAAACTCTAGCATTTGGTATACCTAGGCCATTATTTGCTGTTACTCTACCGCAAACAACACCATAATCCGCACATAATGACGTATAAGCGTCTTGTTGTGTGAATTTTAAGGATAAAATTTCTAAAAGATCATAATCCTGTTTTAATTCAACAGTTACTTTCTTATCCCCGTTTAAAGTGGTGTTAATTCTGTGCTTTTGTACCATATTAACTATAAATAGAAACTCATCAATTTTCCTATAGAAAAAAGATAAGTAAAAAAGACGTTAATATGTAGTCGTGCCTAATGTTTTTACCCTGATTTTTATGTCTTTTTGAGGAAATCTAATCTGGAATATTTGATTAGCTTTCATAAAAATCGTCATATCATTTTGCAAAATTTCTTTTGTTGCTGGGTCTTTGTACGACTGTGACACCTGTGATGAAGAATATTCGCCACCGATTTTATTGAAAACTCTCACATCGATAACGTTTACTACCCCAGGAACATTGTTAACTTCTTTCATTAATTCACCAACAAACAAAGGATCACCCATTTTTCTTTTATCGATTGAAAAATAATCTGTTGTTGCTGAAATCACATCTCTAATAACTTCTCCTTGGTTTTGATTTTTATCTAATAAAAGGTCAATTTCTAGTCCCATGTCAATAACTTCACCACTAACGATATCAATATAATCGTTTATCATTCTAAATTGAGAAAGATAATTTAATATGTTCTGTTTTAATGTGTTAGAAACAACGTTTGTTAAATTACCGCTTTCATCATAGGACAATAGCTTAACTCTTACTTTGTTATCTTCCTCCATCACATTGACTTTTGCTGGCGCTCCGTATGTTGATGGCATCGTTTCAATCATTGATTTATAATCATTTAGAGTCACCGCTCTATTTTGTGCTGCAAAGTTATATGCAACCATTGCTCTTAGTTCTTCAACAGTTGGTTGATCAGCTCCACCAACAGCTGGTGTTACGTTAGTTACACTCAAAGATTGTGAAACTTGGCTATTTGTGTCAGAATTAGGACCTGTAATGATAAAATCCGAATTTTCCACATTATTGATGACACCAACCCCAATGTTACTTTCTTTACCACCACCTATTCTATATTTTATGAATAGTGTTGTATCTTGTTTTGGGATTGAACCTAATGAAAGATTGTTTAGATATGATGATAAATTTACTTTTAATTTATCTGTAATATAATTGTCTAAGTTATCAAGTGGATCGACGTTTCCTGAGCCAAATGTTAAAAAGAAATAACCTTCTGGGGTGTATTCAGTAATAAATTTATTTTGTACTGTAACATATTCTCCAGCTTTGAAATTTGGTCTATCTGAAACCCCGGTTGTGCTTGGAACAAACACCTTGTCTTGAACTAGAGATTGAACTTCATACCATTTATTAGGATCGCTTATAAACTCGCTGTAAGCTGGATTACCAGCAAATGTGGTTCCTTCTTTATGGATCACAGAAGAAACACCAAGAACGTTTCTTTCTGGTAAAAATATCTTTAAAAAGGGCTTTTGATCTTGTTGACTAATTACTTTTCTAAAAATCTTAGTTACCCCATTAACAACCGGCTCTCTTTTTACAATTGTGTAAGAGATTAATCTGTTGTTATTATCAAAATTGGGTAATTTTAATCTGTTTGGTTCGCCTTTACTATTAAAAGGATTTGAAAAATCGATATCTTCAATTGTTTCAAATACTTGTCCTCCGCCTGAAATTTGTGCTCCAGCTCTTAAAATTCCTTCGTATCTGTCATCATCTTTATCACCTCTAGCCGGTACATTAATACTAAAATCACACAAAGCTACTGAAGGTCTTAACCCAGGAATTCTAATACCATATGTTTTTGCAATATGAAATAAAGATTGTCTTTTTTGAGCAAAATCTAACATTGTTTCTTGCCAAACTCTATCAATATGAAAATGTAGGTTATCAGAAACAGCCGCGTTTAAATCCAATAAAACAGAATAAATCGACGCGTCGTTTGTATTTTGAATAATATCTGGGTAATATTCTTTAGTTAAATTTACCAGGTCTTGTCTCAACCCAGCAAAATCCCTGTTGGTATATGCTATCTTTTTGCTCATATTATATGTTAATAATTACAAAGTCGGAACTGGAAAATGTTCCATTATTTGTTGTATAATCAATTCTTATTTTAGCTGTATATGGTTTAGTAGAACCATCGCCAACTCTAAATAATCTGGTATCTTCATCTTCACTAATGCTTGAGGCACCGTCTTCTGGATCTATATCAGGATTAGTTATTTTTATTGCGTTTATTTCTAGATTTGGTATGTAAATTTTAACAGTTTCTCTAATCTCATCCTCTATACTGCTATAAGTAATACTGTCGTTTAAATCAAATATGTATTCATATAATCTAGTGCCAAAGTCAGGTAAAAAATATCTACTTCCTTTTCTAGTTAATAAAAGATGAATCAAATTAGCACGAACTTCCCTTTCAGGTGTCTCTGTTAATTTTAGATAAGTACCCTTCGGACTATCTCTA